ATGAAGAAAATGTTTTTTGCGGGAGCCGCTATGAATGACGATTACAACATTCAGCGAAAGTCCAGAGTGCCGATTAAAGATTTAAAGTTTTTAAGAAATGACCCAAATGAAAAAGGTGGTGCGGGAGCTAGAATGATTGATTTTGTAGAGCATCAAAAAGATATGATGGATTTAATTAAGGTCCAATGTGCTCTTATACAAATTACCACATCTGTTCAAGGGACTCAAAGTTTCGACTTACCCCCTAGTCTAAGAAAACAAAAAGGTGCGGACAAGGCTAGGAAAGACTCTTATTCTGCTTTGGTTTTAGGTAATTGGATGATGAATGTTTTTTATGATATGCAATCAGAGGATATCGGGAATATTCAAACTACTTTTACTCCAATGTTCATTTCTTAACTTTTAAAAGTTGAAAGTTAACTTTGGGGTGTAATATGGAATACATCCCATGTCTAAAAGAAAATACACAAAACGTGCTGAGTATTGGAAAAAGTTCGAAGCTAAAGACCACCCTTCTTTGCCACCTAATGACTCGGTTGAGCCAGAATTTTTAGGAGAGCCTTTTTATACTTCAGACGCTTCTTACGGAGATATATCACAAGCCAGAAGGCAAGAAGCTAGTAGTAGCACTTTTACTTCGACACGAACTAATAGGGTAGCATATCGCAATCCTATTGACAGATTTTCGAGCATCCGTGTTGGTATGCTCCCATATCAATATGCTTCGGATGGAGTTACAGCTAGAGATGCGATAGAGTTGTGCCAAAAAGCTTATGCTAACGTGTCTGTTTTTAGGAATGCTGTAGACATAATGTCTGAGTTCACCAACACAGATATTTATCTAGAGGGAGGAACCAGAAAAAGTAGAGAGTTTTTTTATGAATGGTTTAAAAGGGTAAATATAATTTCTCTTAAAGATCAATATTTTCGGGAGTATTACCGCAGTGGAAATGTCTTTCTTTATAGAATAGACGGTAAGTTTAAAACGCAAGATTATGCACGATTAATTAATCAAGTTGGCTCTATTAATTCTTCTATTAACAAAATACCACTTAGGTATGTTTTACTAAATCCCTTTGATGTAGTCGCTAAAAGAGCTACGACTTTCACTTACTCAGGAGCTTATCAAAAAGTTTTATCCGATTATGAAATAGCTCGCCTTGCTAGCCCTCAAACAGAGGAAGACTTAGCTATTTTTGAGGGTCTAGACCCACAGATACAAAAAAGAATTCAAGATGGATCATATTCCCGTAGTGGATTAACTATGGATTTAGATCCTACCAAACTCTCTTATTCTTTTTATAAGAAACAAGATTACGAACCATTTGCTATTCCTTTTGGGTTCCCCGTTTTAGAAGATATTAATGCTAAGTTAGAACTTAAGAAAATGGATCAAGCTATTACAAGAACAGTGGAAAATGTAATTTTGCTTATCACTATGGGGGCTGATCCAGAAAAAGGAGGTGTTAACCCTAATAACATGGCGGCTATGCAAAACCTTTTCAAAAACGAGAGTGTGGGTAGGGTTTTAGTTTCCGATTATACCACTAAAGCTGAATTTATTATTCCTGAATTAAACTTAGTTCTCGGACCTGAAAAGTATCAAATACTTAATGAAGATATAAAACAAGGCTTACAAAACATTGTAGTAGGAGAAGAGAAATTTAACTCTACTCAAGTTAAAGCTCAAATCTTTATTGATCGTTTACAAGAATCTCGTTATGGGTTTTTAAATGATTTTCTAAACAGAGAGATTAAAAGGATAGCAAAAGACCTTGGTTTTAGATCGTGGCCTGAAGCTAAGATGAAAGATATTGACATGAGAGATGAGGTCCAACTCATGAGAGCTTCTACTAGGCTTATGGAGTTGGGAATTATCACTCCCAAGCAGGGAATGGAAATGTTCCATAATGGAAGATTCCCAGAGCCAGATGAGCTTAATGATGCCCAAAAAGATTTCCTAGAAGAGCGTGAACAGGGATATTACAACCCGATAGTTGGAGGAGTTCCTGTTATTGCTCCTGCTGGTGGTAAAGGAAATGGCCCTCGTAAAGAGGCTGGCAGACCAGAGGGAACAACTGATATTCCCATCGCGAACGCACAATATTCTAGAGCAAGCATTCAAAAAACCATCTATGATATAGACAATTTAATTCACGAAGCGAAAGCTAATATGGTTAAAAACCACAAAGTAAAAGAGTTATCTGATGAACAAACTGATATGGTAAGCGCTTTATGTGAATCTATTGTTTGTTCTCAACCCAAAGAATATTGGGGAGAAACCTTAGAATCTTGTGTAAAGGATTTTAATGAAATAGAAAGTCTTAATCCTTTGAAAGAGGTTTTAGATATTTCAGCTACACATAGCTTAGAAACATACCCAGCAGCAATTTTATACCACAGCCATGAAAAACAATAACTTTAAACCAAGTGAAATCGAAGTTTCAATTTCTGCCGAGCAAATTGAAGCAGCGATGACAAAACAGCAATTTGACAAAATTGACAAGAAAGAACTCAAGCGCGACACTAAAAAAGAGAAAGTCGAGCATGAAAAGGATGCCATCAAGGATGATAAGAGCAAGATTAAAAAACTAGATAAGGGTGCTCCTTCAGAGAAAAAAGACGCAGAGAAAAAGGCTTTGAAAAAAGATATGAAGTTCGACAAGGACTCCAAGAAAAAGATGGAAGGCGAAAAAATCAAGCCTAAGAAAAGCTACGCTCAAATGCTCATGGATATTGCTGCCGAGAGGTTTGGTAAAAAAAAAGAAGTGAACTAAAGGATAGTGACTTCCTTGATCCCAAAAAAAGGTCTTTCCCAGTTTTATCGGCAAGAGATGTCAAAAACGCTGTTAGCAGTTGGGGGCGTTATGAAGGGTCGATGAGTTTTGAGGAGTTTAAAAGTAAACTTATAAGAAGGGCCAAAAAAATAGGCGCAGAAAGCGCTCTGCCTAAAAGCTGGATGGAGAAAAAATAATGGAATACAAATATACCACTACTTTTGAGTGTCCGCTTTTGGCTTGTGAGATTAACGAGTCCTCTTTGATTTCTCAAGCTTCTTTAGATTCTTTGGCTCCTTTAGTGCCAAACGATATTGATTATGATAGCAATGTTGATTTACTTGGAGTGGCTTTTAATGCAGCTGTTGTAAACAAATTTAATAAAAATGGAGACGGGATGGATACGTCTACTGCTGTTAAATATACGAATAATTTTATACATAAACCCACAAACATAGAACATGATAAGCAAAAAATTGTGGGTCATATTGCTTCTGCTGGTTATAGCGAATTTGAATCTAATCGTTTATTATCCGAAAACGATGTAAAAACCAAAAAAGAACCATTCAATATTGCATTGGGAGCAGTTGTCTATAAATCAGTTAATCCAAATTTTACTTCTTTAGTAGAGAAATCTTTAGACCCCGAAGATGGTTCCTATCAGAAAGTTTCTGCTAGTTGGGAAGTTGGTTTTAATAGCTATGTTTTAGCTGTGGGCAGCGATGTTTTGAGTGACGCTAGAATTATATCAGATCCCGATGAAATACTTGAATTACAAGGCTTTTTAAGAAGTTTTGGGGGTAACGGTAAAACAGACAAAGGAGAAACAATAGGTAGGTTAATCATGGGAGATATATACCCTTTAGGTATTGCTTATACTTTAAATCCAGCTGCTCAAGTCAAAGGTTTGTATGGAGAAACAGCTGATAAAAATAAAGTTTTTATAAACGATAAGAGGGATAAAATTTCACAAAATAATAATTTAAATGTAAACAACGAAAAGAACTTTATCGACATGGAAATGGAAAAGACTCTGAATGAACTCAAAGAACTTCTTTCTGAGAAGAAATTCTCTAAAGAAGCAGTCGCCTCGATGACTGATACTTTTGCCGATGCTATCCGACAGCGGGATGAACAATACCGTAAAGATATCGAAGCGCAAAAAGCAGCCAAGGAAGGTGTAACCAAGGAATATGAGGAGTTGAAATCCTCTGTTTCTGAGTTGGAAGAAAAGCTTAATGCTGCTAATGAGCGTATTTTGGTTTTTGAAAAAGACAAGAAGGCTGAAGAAGCTGTTGCTGCTTTTAATGAGCGCATGGATGATTTGGATGCCAAATTTGAATTGGATGACCAAGATCGCGAATTTCTTGCGACTGAACTGAAGAGTCTTGATGACGTTGATTCTTATCAAGCTTTCGCTTCTAAACTTGAAGTCTTGTGGAAGCACAAGAACAAGGAAGTGCAAGCTGAATTTGATGCTGAAATCCAAGCTAGGATTGATGCGGAGGTAGCCAAAAGGGTTTCTACTGCTTCTGAAGAAGAAGTTGAGATAGAAGAAGCTCTTGACAGTGCCGAAGCTACTGATGCTGGTATCTCCAACGCTAATGAAGCTGTTGCGAGCAATGAGGTGTCTCTTCGTGATAAGTTCAAAAACGCTTTTTCCCGCGATAATATTGAAATTTCTTAACATTTAACCACTAAAAAAAATGGCTTTACGAATTCTACCATTCAGACAATACTCTGATCACGATGTCGTTAACCTCTACGCCGTAGATGACTATGACGTTAACGATAATACCATTGACTCAGGTCGCGGAGACGCTGGCATGTTTGTCAAGGTATCTGCTGGTAACTTCGATGCAGATCCTATTACCTATCAGGATAATAGTTATCTCGGTAAGAGAGACTATCCCTTCCTTGGCACTGCGGAAATGTATCCACAAGTTAATTTAACAATCACAGGTTCGACCTCGGGTGAAATTCCGCTCGGTCTTACTCTTTTCCAAACCGCTAAAAACGATGAGAATGGCCAAAAGCTGCTCTACAATCCAGAAAAGCAATTGGAAGCTCAAGCTATCCTCCCAGGACAAGCTACACCTGTGGCAACCAAAGGTATCTTTACTTTAGCTGCTGCTGCTTTCGACGGGAATGTAGTTGACTACACCCCAGGAAGAGGTATTCGGACTTCCCTGCTTAATGCTGGTAAGATCACGGGCGCTCTCCGATCTGATGGAATCCACGTTTTCGGCCACGTTCTTGGAACTGGACACCGTGGAAATGTAGGAAACACCACCGATCAGTTCTCTGGTGATTATCTTGTCGTATCGTTTGATTGTAACCGCTAATTATAGAAAGGACTTTTAACAATGAAAATCACTTTAAAAAGAACCCCTGAACAAGTCGAGCTTGTCAAAGCTATGGCTTCTAGGAACCGCACTGTTGCTTACGAGGCACAGGTAGCTCTTGCTGAGTTTATCGGACCAGTTTTGGCCGAAGTTCTCAACAATGCTCCTACCGTAAGCAATCTTTTCCAATCGCTTCAATTTGATGCCGATGACAACCCAAGTATCCCTCTTGATCTCTACTACGATATCGCTGACGAAGATTACGTCAGGATTTGGAGTCAGAGTCACGCAGGTGGTCTTCCAAGCAACCAAGTGCTGCCTACCGCTTCTGAACTGAAGCTGGCTACTTACAGCCTTGATGGTGCTGTTGACTTTGATCGCCGTTATGCTGCCAAGAGCCGCATGGATGTGGTCAGCAAGACTTTCACTCGCCTTGCTCAAGAGGTGCTTCTTAAGCAGGAGCGGACTTCCGCTACACTGCTTATGACTTCTCTGGCTGGAGCTAGCACTAAGTCTTCAACTGCTACTGCCGATTCTCACATTATCGCTAACGCTGTTGACGGTAAGTTTTTGATGGCAGATGTGAATGATCTCTTTACCCTCGCGAAGCGTATTAACTCTTCGTGGATCGGCGGGACTCCTACCACTAGGACTCGCGGGATTACAGATCTTATTTGTTCTCCTGAGGTTGTGGGCGACATTCGCTCTATGGCTTATAACTCTGTCAATACCTTAGATGTTGACGGTAGTGCTCTCGGTGCTGGTGAGCAGCCTATTGCTGCTCCTGAATCTGTGCGTGAAGAGCTTTACCGCAACGTTGGTATGAACAGCTTCATGGGCCTTAACATCTTGGAATACAACGAGATGGGTGCTGGTCAGAAGTTTAATGATCTGTTTAACACTGCTGCTGGTGGTGCCACTTACAATTCGTTAACTACTACCGCTGCTGTTACTTTCGCCGCTACTGACGAGATCGTGGTGGGTGTGGATCGCAGCCGCGATTCCCTCATTCGCGCCGTTGCTACGGATAGCGAAAGCGGAAGCGAAATGAATCTGCTTGCTGACGATCAATATAGCATTCGTCAGAATAAGATCGGCTACTTCGGATCTATCGAAGAGGGTCGTGTGGTTCTTGATAATCGCGTTCTGGTTGGAGTCGCTATTGACCGATAATAGCTAACCTTCTATAAAAAGGCCGTCCCTGCGGGGGCGGTCTTTTTTTTTGTAATTTATTAATTACGTGTATATAATAGTGTATGCCAAAAAAGAAAACAGCTAAAAAGAAACAAGCTCCTTACAAGGAGGTTACTACTGGGCAGGAGCAACCTAAGAAAAATGGCTTGTTAGAGGAATTAGAAGAGCTGAGAAACAAAGGAGAAACCAGTTCCGCTCGTTATCTTGATCTTTTAGAACAAGTGGAAGTTTTATATGGAGTTGGAGAAACAAATTCTTTTGGGACTAATGATATAAATATACTAAAAGAAAAGCTCAAAAAAATGAGTAAGGCAGACTTACAAGAGTTTTCCAAAAAAGTAGGGATTAACCCCTTTTATGAAAAGCATGTTGTTGTAGAAAATATACTGAAAGAGTTTCGCGCTATGCAAAGCAGGTCTAATATCTTTACTGCTCCTCAACCTGTTCCAGCCATAGAATTAGATCCTGACAATCCAGAACATAAGAGTATTCTTGATTGGTTAAACGGCTAAAGCTTGTGTAATATATTACATGCCTAACGTATTAGAAGATCTTGCTTCGGGAATTGTAGTCACTGAATTTGATAGTGACACAGGGATTGCTAGTGTTAGCGCGGTAAGTGGTTGGTTGTTTGAAAATCTCGGCCAAGTTAACACTTATCTTTATACAGATTTTGGTGGGGCAAGCGCTACTGGGACATACGGAGCGATGGATACTGAAGCTCAAAATGTTCTAAAAGAGCTTTATATGAGCAACTATTACAACAAGGAAGCTCGCAATGCTTTGCGTGGTATTGTTAGCTCAAACGTAAGTGGAGATAATATTTTGTCATTAAAGGACGGAGAAAGCTCTGTGACGTTTGTTAACCGTAATGAGGTCTCTAAGGTCTACAGAGGACTTGCAAGCGATTGTATGGAAAGGGTGACGCGAATGGCGGCACAATACAACATCTATCAAGCACAGCCACGCCAGTTAGGTGGAATAGACGGCAGTGGGCTAGGATATCAAGTAACTAGATATTAACGCTTTTTGAGAGACTTCTTAAGAGCAAGTCTTTCTTTTTTATATTTAGCGCGAATAGAATCCTTTTTAGTTGGATTAGCCGCTATAGCTGCGAAATATTGATCTTTTAACGCCCTTAGTGTTTTAGGAGTTTCAGCTTTAGGCTTTGGCTTAAGCTCTTCTTTAGCAGCGGTAACTTTTTTAGCAGGTGCTTTTTTAGGTGCAGCAGCTTTTTTAGTTGTTTTTTTATTGTCGGGCATGACTACTTGAGTTTGTTAAATGCCTCTAAAGCATCGTTAAAAAATTCTTCAAAATTAGAATTATATTCTATTCCTAAAATTTTAGCGTGTCCTTTTAAAACTGCTTCGCTCGGACTGCCTTTTAAAAAGGCGTTAGTAATGTCCTCATGTGTTTTCCAAGGCAGCTCTGTTGATTCTGCGGGTGCAGGATCTTTTTTAGGCTTGGGGGCCGCGACAGGTTTTTCTGTCGCGACCCTCTTTGTGAAAGGTCTTTCTTTCATCATC